AATCTTTCTAGCAACCCACCTCTAGGAAGATTGCCTTGATCTACAACACCTGCTATATCTCCCAGAATAGAATCTGCAGATTTCATTTCTTTCTTAGAGAGATATCCATTTCCATCTGCATCAAGTTGTGCTAACGCAGATCTTACTGCTGTCGGTATCGTCTTGTTTTGCATAACGCTTCTGTAAATAGCTTCACCATTTGAAATTTGCTGAGCCAACATAAGGGCTTGGTCATTTATTTTTTTCTGTTGCGATGGTGGAGTATTAGGATCGCTAGGGTTATATGGACTTCTTTCTCTGTCCATTCCGTATGGCCCCAGCTCAAACGATGGACCACCAGGCAATTCAAGCGGTTGCTCTTGGTAATATTCTGGAGGCGCTATTAATGGATTGTTACCATAAATTGGATTGTTTGATACGGGAGGCGATGACATCATCCCACTTGCCGCATCCTCTATTGGCATATTAACAACATTACTAGGGGCATGTCCGCCATGACCGGCTGGACCAACATGTGGGCTTGGCCCCATTGTGCCATCACCCAAAAATCTTGGGGCATTAGGATTAATGCCGCCATCACCTTGGTGTTGCGTACCTGTAGTATCACGACCACC